TTACTTAACATCTCCTTTTTTATCTTCTTGTTTTTGTTTACCGCCTAAAATCTCAACTGCATTTGTTAAAGCTTGCGGAAGTGGAATACCCATTCGGCCAGCGTTTTCTAAAAGTGAAAGTAATTCATTACCCATGAAGAAGAAAATTGTCGCTTCACGAATAGCACTATTACTTCCTAACGCTGTATCTAATTGAGCTGCCGCTCCGACCAAAAGAAAAAGCACCACCTTTTTGGCGATGCCTTTGAAACCAACTTTACTTTTTAATTCTCCGTTATACCCTGCTGCAATCATGCCAGTTAAATAATCAATAACTGCCATCGTCACTAAGATTTTCAATGTTGCATCCCATCCTCCCAAGAAATACCCACAGAAGCCACCGAAAGTGGCAATAAAGGTTTTTAATAATAAATCAATACGATCCATCTTTTCCTCTCCTTTTTAGATAATAAAAACAGACCAGCTTATAGCTGCTCTATTTGCGTTGTATTTTCAATTGTTACTGGTTCTTGTGGAGGATTTTTTCCTGTAAGCTTAAAATAATCTTCTGCACAAAGGCCTTTTTTAACAAATCCCAAATCTAATTCATATAACCTCGAACCTCGTCCACATAGTTCACATCTTGTTGCGATTCTGAAACAGATTGTACCGTCTGACATCTCCCTCCATACTTCAACTTTACTAGTTCCGTCAGGAATGCCAGCATTCTTTAGCATATCGGCAGGTACTTGCACGGAAATCCCTGTATCAGTTCTCGTTGCATCTACCAGCCTCCCCATAAAGGGAAAGCTTTCACCTGCTTGGAGTGGCATCATTTGATTGTCATACTTATTCATCTATATCTCTCCTTTTTATCCAAGGGCATTAAATTTCCAACCATTCGGGCTGTTCACGTAAAAGCCTGGGCCGAGATTACCGTCTGCAAAACGAATATGCCCCCACTGTTGAAATGCATTCCCACCAAGACTTACACCTTGCAATGCTCGGATGTTCGTGAAAAACTTAACCTCTTTGTTCGTGCTTATATCCAACGTGTATCCATCAGGTGCTATACCTATGTTGGTATTCGCATCTCCTATTGCGATCTTATTAAATGGTTGAAGACCGTCTGCTCTTTCTGCTGCTGCTCGATCCCAGTCATACATAGATGCATATTTGCCACTCACTAAAGTAACACCTGACACACAAACTGCTGTTCCTTGTCCAATATTTGCATCCGCAGACTCTACTTTTATAACAACAGCGTGTTCCTGCGGTTTGTAACTAGCTGGGATTGTAAAAGTGAACGACCTACGCTGAATGTCACCATAGTATGTGCTAGGTGCATCAAATGAAAGTTTTGATTCGTACCATATATCGTAATGAACATTATCTCTATACGTTACATAGCAAATGTGCAGCTGTGGTTTAGCAGTTACTCTCTTTCCATTAATCATAGCGCATCGAAAATGTGCTGATAGTGTATAAATATTACCTGGATGTATTCCGTTTTTAACGGTTGTTTCAGGATAGTTATACATATCTACTCGTGCTGCATTCACCATTTGTTCGTAATTAAACAAGGCTGTATTTTTTTCTATAACTACGTTGCCATTCACTTTCCACGGAAGACCATATCCACCATCAAAACCCCAATAATCAGAGTTCCCGATGTCTTTCTTTATAGCACTTGAAAAATCATGGTCGCTAATTAGATTGCGTTTAGACATAACTGTTGTTTTCATTCCTCTTTCGTCTTCGTAGAGGAAATCTAGCATTTTTACAGTTACACCGTTTTTATCAATGGTTATTTTATCACCATTAATTCTAATAAGATTCGTATCAATGCCCTTTGCTGTTAGCCATTTGACCATTGTATCAGCATTAATATCCAACTTTGCAGCATTGATTGTGATTTTCCCTGGAGACATATTGATGGCAGTAACAATACCGTCCTTTAAAATCTGCGCTATAATCCCGTCATCTAACACTTCTAACCTAGATTCCGTTTTCGTTACATAACCTTTATAAGTCTCATTTATAAAGGTTTCTTGTTTTCCAGAAACAAGTGAAATACCTTTTTCAGTAGCACTAATACTTCTTTCTAATTCGGTAACTTTCTGATTGTATTTTTCGGTAGCTACTTTATTAGCGATATCTTCCATCATTTTATCAACATCCGTTTGATCTTTCGGATGTAACCAAAATTCTGTAGCTATAGTGCCACGTTGTAACATAGGTGCAGCACACCATAAACGCCCATTTCTCGTAACGTAATAACGCCATCTCACAAACGCTGCATTGGCAGGTGCTTTATCTGTACATACAGCACGAACCCACGTATTATTTACAACCTTGATATTCGTTCTAGCTGTTTTAACACGAGTTTTTTTGTCAGCTGTCCACCATTCAATTTCAATAAATGCACCACCACTATCAATAGGTGTTTTCGCATCAGTATTGAAATAACCTGATGCAACAAAGTCCTCGTTAACCTGACACTCAATGAATTGACTTGTAAGTCCCCACCAACGATCTTGAGTCTGGCCAGTACCGGTAATTGCAAATGTATTCATACCTTTGTATTTTAAATTCGTATCAACAGATCCAGTTGCTCCATTACCACTATTCCAAAACCAATATTTCTGCCCTAACTTAAAATCCGCATCACGCAATTCGTTGACAGTACCTAAACCGCCTACATAATCCTCAACGTCTTTCTTTTTCATTGTTAATTTCAATGCTTCAGAATGTTGACCTATTGTTGTAGTAGCCTCACTAAGCGTTTTTCCTTGCTCAGTTTGTGTTTCCTGTAATCTCTTAACACTTGCAGTTGTTCCTTCTGCATTCTTTTCTACAGTGTTAACACGTTCATTAAAAGAGGTTTGTGTTTTTTCTACCGTTTTAATACTTTCTTTGACTCCATTCACACTTTGCTCAATCTCAGTTGTTTTTTTCGTGAACGTTTCTTTAGAAGTAACTTCATCATTAGCAGGCTGCCATGTAGTTCTTATGTTCCCCTCTTCCAATTTCGCATGATGTGAGTTTAAATTACCATCAATATTTCTTCCAGAGTAATAAAACCTAATTTGAGTTACATCCTTATCTTTTGTTTTGAATGTAACAGTTAGAGGCTCGTCCTTATAATCTACATTAATCTTTAATTGTGAGTCTGCACGTACAGATTTCCATTCTTGCTCTCCGTCTGTATAAGTTATTGCCGTTTCTACACCGAACCAAGGATTTGTATTAAGTTTAGTCATTTTCCCAGTGAATAAAAAAGAAATAGTAAACGTCTTATTTCTGTAATTAATCTTATTAGAAAGAGTCATTTGTTTACTGTCTGACCATGTTCCAGTCATATTCTGTTTGTTTAACCCTGTTTCTGAATCGCTTGCTAGATTAATTGAACCTACAGAAATGTTACTCATGTCGGTTTGTAATTGTTCAATGGTCTGCTTATTTGAAGTCGCCGTGTTCTTTATTTCATTTGTTGTTTTTGTTAAAACGTTTGTTGTTTGCTTCACATCGGCAATAGTTTGTTTTGTACCTTCAACTGTATCTTCCACTGTATTTAATTTTTCAGTGATTTCACCATCTTTTTTTGTTAATGATTCAATAGATTTAGTAAAACTCTCGTTAGTTTGTTTCATTTCAGAAACAGTTTTATTAATTTCACCTTGAGAGTTTTGTACATTTTTAATAGTTTGCGAAACTTCTTGGAGACTATTTTTAACTTCCTTGAATTGTCCATTGGTTTCGCTTTGCGCTTCTTCCACTTTTTTGTTTAATTCTTCTTTTGTGAGCTGAATATCTTTATTAACTTGTTTCAGTGTTTCTTCCTTTACTGACTCTACATCAGGAATAAGAAGCTCCCAACCTTTACCGTTCCACACTTTTAAAATACCCGGTTTACCGTTGGTAATATCTCGCCACACTGTTTTACCTACTATAAGATTATCGGACGGTGGATTTTTAGCTTCAATAATATTCACCGTATTATTTTTCAGGTTTTCCTGGACCTTTTCAGCCAGTTTCTTAGCGGATTCAGATTCTTTTTGAGCATCATTTACTTTTTCAGCAGTCTCTTTAACCAACTTATCTAGCTGATTTAAAATTTCTTGTTTACTACCTAATGAAGCCAGGACTTTATTATAGAGCTTACGTAATTCTTCATTAGCATCCACAATTTCTCGATAATCTCCGAATACATATTTATCTTGTGAAGGATCAGTAAATGATTCATCACCAGCGATTGCCCGTGCTTCTAAATAAAGTTTCGGTGTAAATCCAGTATCTTTAATTCGAATTGTGTCGCCTTCATTAATTAGCTCATGAGCTAGTCCAAATACACGACCGATACTTTGTGTATTTACTTCATAAGAAACAGATGAATTAACGCGTTTCTTTATCTCCGTTTTCATAAGAGTCATTAAACGTTGTGGTGTTATATCTTGCTCTGTCTCCGGTGTATAGAATCCGAATTTATGTTGTCCTCGTTCATTCCATCGCTGAAATGCATCAGTGTCTACAAGATAAGGAACTCCATTATTAATACTAGAGATGGTTATAAAGTCCCCACCTTCTTTTTTTACGAACCCCAATAAGGCTGTACATATATTTTGGGAATTCTCAATGCGTTTGATACCCATCAAATCTTTACCAAGAGTTACTTCTTTACCTGTATCACGCCCTCGCTTTTTCACCATATCTACATAACGACCAACAATTTGAGACCCTACAACTTCTGCGCGATATTGAATTTCTAAATCGAACAAGGAAGCAATGTCTTTTAAAAATTTCAGTGGATCTATGAATTCATCAATCGTCATAGTGTGGAAGCCAGCGTATTCTGTTTTTCCTCTTTTCCACTTCGTACCCACAAGAGCTATATCGATAAACTCATTGACTGTTTTACCTACAATCTTCTGTGGATTGATAATGCCAGCTTTCGCGAGTTGAATCCATTCACCAGATGCATAAGCAATGACCGATCTATCATCTGAATCTTTTTCAGCTTCAGTAATTACATATGGAACAATGCGACCATCACGAACTTCTTTTAAAACTAAATTTTGCTGCCTGAGTGTCGCTGCATGGTCTGTATTATCAAATACTTTAAACTCTAAAGTATCAATGTTATTTTTTATCTCCCAATGTCGCTTATCGTCCCAATAATCTTTTGGTTGTATATTGGAAACGATTTGACTCGTTTTAAAATCAACAACATGTAAAATTCCGCTTGGTGTCCTCATCTAAATCGCTCCCTATACGTTACTTTGGCTGTTCCGACAGTAGAAGGCATGATTTCTAGTTTATTAGAACTCTTATGAATAACAGGATAGTCACTAAATATATCTTTTAAATTAATAGCACTTTTACCATTTATCGTTACAAGACTTCGCTCAGTATCAATAACTACTTTGTCACCAACATCAAAGATATAAGGCGGATTATTTTGTGTATTCATGTTAACCTTCCAAATTTTCAAATCGTCAATAGACATTTCCGAACAAAACATGTTGTTAGAGAATTGAGAAATACTGATTTGTACTTGAGTAACTTTATTCATATTGACGTTATTTTCATCGAACCATACAACAAACCTTTCAGCATCATCAATCTCCGTACCTAAAATAAATTTAGAAATATATGCTTCCCATCTGTTCCCAGTTCTAGCAAGCCATAAACGACCTCTAAAATTTGTCCAAGTGTCTGGGTGATCTCCATGTTCATTAATGAATACCTGTCCACCTGGTTTTTTACTATTACCAACAGAAGCGAATCCGCTGTTTTGCTCGGCTTCCCATTGAACATCGCTCATCGATATACGAGCTACATAATCGCTATTTTCATCAAGAAGACCTATTTCCACACGTCCCATTTGATCCCAATGATGGCTATTAATACGTACATAGGCTTGCATGATGAAATCCTGTAAAGGTCCTTGTGGAATATTCTTTTTGGCTATGCAACCATGCCATCCTTTTACTGTAGGTTCACCTAGATATTCAGCCATAAAACGATATCCATCTGATTTAAACTTTCCTCCACCTGTCATATCTTCTGTTTTAGGGACATCCGTCCATCCTACGGTTGTCCCCATCTCGTCCCATAATACACGTTGATTTCTTTCCACTGGAACCTGGTCTGCTTTCAATGGATATCCAATGCGAAAATAATCCGTTCCATTCCATAAATCAAGAAATGTGGAAGGCTTCGTTACTTCAACTTCTATAATTGGGTTAGATTCGACGCTCCCTTTGTTTTGAACATTTGCTATTAACCCATGCCCATCCATTTCAAATTCTAATGTTTTAGTAGGCCCTAACTTATATGGCATTGGACAAACAAAATTCAAAGTACCTTTACCTAAAGTAATAAAATCCTCAGGATCAAAATCTTCATCAATAACCGCCAGGTATGTCCTATCAGGTGTTACATCAAAGACTAATTCAACAGGTTTTTCTGTAATTAACCACTTTGCTATTTCTTCTTTTAATGTTTCTAGGTCAGATCCATCAGGAACAATAATTCCGACCGGAACAGGTAAAACTCGCATTTCAGTTTCTGTCGTTAATAATCTTGCACCTGGATAACCTGGAACACTTAGAAATTTTCGTTTTAATGGCGCCCACGCTGGTCTTTTCCATCCTTTTTCGATTTGAATAAAATCCTTACGTATATTGTTAAATGTAAAAGAACTCATACCGTCACCCCACTTCTCTCTAAAATAAAAGAAACCCAAACCTAAAAGGCTGAGTTTCTTTTTTCTTCTCTATCTTGATACTCGGTTGTATATCGATAAGTACCACGTGCCACATCTCTTCCCTCTAAAATAACTGGAACTTCAACAACTAAATCTCCACCAAGCATTGGAATTACTCCACCACTAGAAGATGAACCAGATCCGTAATTAATCACTTGATTTGATACGCTGCTTGCCATAGCTTGTCTACTATTTGACATGCTTCCATATACACCACTCATGACACTCTTTAATCCTGATAATTGACTCACAGAACTAGCCATCATACGGCTCATTTCACCCATTAGTTGATTTATTTCTCCCGGCATAACAAACTGTTGTCGTGGCATGGCTGCTACAATTCCTGCACCAATATCTCCAAGTGTCTTTTTATTGAGGGGAAGCACTGCTTCTCGCCCCGCTTCTCCTGCACCTTGCAAGTTTCCGCCATTCATTCCAAAGATAGTTGGTTTAGTGAAGATACCACCTTTTGCACGCCAATCAATATTAATTCCTGACGGAAATGTAATATCTTTACCTAAAACATTTTTCGTGCTTGTTTGTAAGCTGAAGTGTGGAAGAGGTGGCATTTCTGGTTTTGGAATTTTTAACTTCAAGTCACTAAAGAATCCTTTAATCTTCCCAATGAATTTTTCTATACTGTCAACTGCATCTTTAATTGGATCTATAATAAAATGTTTTGCCGCTTCAAATTTTTCTTGAGCTGCATTCTTAACCGAATCAAATTTTTCCCGTGCTGTGTTGTACATATCATTGAATTTCTCTTTTGCAGAATTATAAGCTGAAATAACTGGTTCAACGATGTATGTGTAAACCATCTTCCATGCTTCAAGTGTATACCCTTTTATTTTCGCCCAAATTCCTAACATCCAATTGGATAAATCACTAAACTTTTCTTTTACTAAATTCCAAGTATCTTGTACAGGTTTTATAATATATTGTTTAAATAACCCCCATGCTGCTGATGTATATGATTTAACTGTCTCCCATTGTGAATTTAGCCAAGAAACTAAATCACTGAACTTTTCTTTTACTAAGTTCCAAGTGTCTAGAACCGGTTGAATAATATATTGCTTAAATAGTCCCCAAGCAATTTGTGCCATAGCTTTTGCAATTTCCCATTGTGTACCAAGCCAAGTGACCATTTCACCGATTTGTGTACTTACCCAGTCGTAAGCTTCCTGAATCGGTTGAATAATATATTGACAGATTGCCGCCCATGCAATTTGTGCACCTGCCTGTATTAACAACCAACCAGCTTCTAAAACGGTAGAAACTGCCGAAATAATTGGATCTAAAACAGTAAGAATTGTATCCCATGTTTCTTGCCATGCTTGCGTTAATGTTCCCCACAATTCAGAAGCTGTTTCAACTAAAGAGGACCACCAAGAGGAAGCAGTTTCAACAATGCCAGACCATAAACTACTAAAGAATTCACCTATCGGATCAAAGAAACTATGCATCATTTCTATGAAAGAAGACCATGCTTCAGAAAAGAATTCAACAGTAGAATTCCACGCATCGCTACACGCCTGCTTTACACCCTCCCATAAATCACTAAAAAATTGACCTATCGGATCAAAAAATTCATGCATTGCTTCTAAAAATGAAGACCATGCTTCATTACAGGATTGGGATATCCCGTCCCAAAGCTCTACTAAATACTCTTTAATAGAATCCCATGCTTCTATTGTCCAATTTTTAATATCATCCCAGTTTTTATAAATAGCCACTCCAAGAGCAACTATAGCGGCTACGATAATAGGAACAATAGCAACTATGCCTAGTGCGGCGGCGGCTCCGATTTCAAATACACCCATGACCGCCATAACTATTGGCGCAATTGCCATAAGTGCCCCTGAAATTACCCCAATAGCCGTTGCAACTGCTGCTAATGTCGCTGCTAATTCTGGATTATTAGAAATCCAATCAGCAATACTAGCAACAACATCAGCAATCACTCCTAGTATAGGTTCAAGAGCCATTTTTAAATCTTCCATTGCCTTTTGAAACTTAACTGCTGGATTTGCATCCATTTTTTTTATGGATTCATTCAATTTCTCCTGATTCTTTTGGAAGTCTACGGTTTTTTCCGAAGCTCTTATTAAAGTATTAGTTAAATTTTGCCCTTGGTCCTCAAACATAGTGGCTAGAACTTTAACCCCTACTTGATTCTTTTTAACAGGATCTTCTATTCCTTCTATCGCTTTAGCTACTTCTACCATAGCTTTTGAACCATCACTTCCACCTTTAGCGACAGCTGCACCCCATTTTTCTATTTGTTCAGTTGCAATACCAGAACCATCAAGTGCTTCTTTTAAAGCTTTGTCAGCTCCTTGTGCGAATTCATTTAATTGAATCCTACCTTCTTTAAGCCCATCTAAAAGATTATCAATATTCCAACTACCGGTTTCAACACCAGCTTCCATAATTGCTTGGACTTCCTCAGCTTTAAAGCCTGCACGGGTTAGCTGGCTACCATATTCAGCAATGATGTCTAACTGTTCTGGCGGAAATCCCATTTTTAACAAAGCATCAACCATACCAAGAGCACTATCTTGCGTTATTCCTAATTCATTTCCTATTTCATAGGTTTCTTGAATCAACTCTGTAAAATCTATACCGTCATAGGATTGCGCGATTGTCGCTGCACCTTTAACGATAGATGCATTCGCTTCATCACTAATATCTTTATTTAAAGCCCATTGCCTACGTACACCAGCAAGTGATTCTTCAGCATCCACTCCATAAGCTGTTACGCCTCTTATTGCTTCTTCTACTGATTTTTTCGAGGATTCAGGGACATCAAAAGATATATCAATTTTGGTTTTCAATTTTGACATATCAAGTGCTTTTTCAACAGCTGTTGCAATTCCACCACCTGCTGCTAATCCACCGATAACATTCTCTAATCCCACTTTTAGACCTTCAAACTTCTTCTCGGTTCTGCCAGCTTCTTGTTGTAAGTCTCTTAACTCATTTTGTACTTGTTGAATAGAGTTTCCGGCATCCACAGATCGGAGGGCGCGTTGTAATTTTTCAATATCAGCTTCAGTTCCTAAAGCTTCACGACCAATAAGGCCAATTGCTTGTTCTAACTGTCGACTTGTAGCCGATCCACTTTTAATTGCATTTACAAGACGATTACCTAATGCGCTCGCAAAATCATCAACACTTTTTCCTGTAGCACTAAATAAAGTTTCTAATTGTCTTGTTGAACTTGCTACATTTTCTTGTTCGGCTTTCATATTACCGAGCTTGTTTTTCAGACCATCAAGTGACCCTTGTGTAAATTCAATTTCACGCCTAAATGCGCGGTACTGCTCTTCTGAAATTTTCCCATTCTGAAATTGCTCTTGAACCTGTTGCTCCGCTTCTTTTAATTTATCGAGCTTTTGTGTAGTTTTTTCAATTTGTTGTGTAAGCAACTGTTGCTTTTGAGCAAGTGCCTCAACGTTACCGGGATCAAACTTTAATAAACGTTCAACATCTTTTAACTCTTTAGTCAAAGAATCACTTTGCTTATTCACGTCTTTTAAGGCATTTTGTAACGGCTGCGTATTCCCTCCAATTTCAATCGTAATTCCTTTAATTTTTCCTCCTGCCATTATCTCACCCCTTTTTCTTAGAAAGCATTAAAGTCTTCTTGAGTTGCTTTTCGAACTTTTTCTTTTCCTGGATTTTTCATTTCAGCATACTCAGCGATATAATCAAAACAATCACCAATCGTCATCACTTCTAAGTCCCAATATGTGAGCTTTGCTTCATAACAAAGAGCAAGGAACAATTCAGTGCTTAATTCTTCATCACCGAAAGTCCCTTGCTCTCCATTAATTTTCTTTACTTTTTTTTTGCTCCCATTGTTTTTTGAACCATCTCATTAATTTCCGGCATTATATCGTAAATAGGAAACTCATCAAATCCTTCTAACCAAGTCATCGGGTCTGGAATTTCAGGATCAGCTGTTTTAGCGTATAACCAAACTAAATCGTAACAAACTTCAAAATCTACCTTGTCGAAATCTAAGTTAGAAAAATCAATAGTACCTTCTGTTGCATCTTGCGAAGCAAATGTACCTATAGCTCCTAATTTAAACATATCGGCAAATAAATCCCGTCTAAATTGCGCCTTATATCGCTTGGCTGATGCTGCATTAGCTTTTAATTTGACCTGTTTTCCGTCTATTATAATTGTCTTTTCCATTTACTTACGCTCCTTTTGGTAATGCAGGTACTTTTGTATACACTTTTTTGTACCAATTATTATAAATATCTGTTTTTGATTTAGTAGTAGTTTTCGTTTTAACCATACGTTTTCCATTAATATCAATAGGGCTGGACACAAATTTAAGTTCATTTGTATTTGGCTCCGCTGAATTTGTTTTCGTTTTAGATGCAAGTGTTGGACGACTTGCAGAACAGTTAAACATAACGTGTCGAGTTGCTCGTACATCGCCATCAAATTCAAATAATAATGCAAATGATTTTCCTTTCGCATCCGCTAACTCATTTAACACACCATCTTCTTCGTCTAATTCCTCCCCTAGTGCATCAATTGCAAATTGTTCCGGAATAGTCGCAATAGAAAGCGTTCCATCATACCCTTGGTTATTACTTGCAGCGTAATAAAGCATGTCATCAGCGTAGAATTCAATTAAATCCCCTCGTGGATCAAACGTTAATTCAACCGCACCAGGTAATGGAATTGGTGTATTAAATGTAACTACACCATCTTTAATATCGAAAAGCGCATAATGGACATTCTTTAAACCAAATGCTACTTTATTTTCATTCATTTATATCAACCTCGTTTCATAAAATTTTTGATACATATTTTCAGATTCAATAAAAGTCCCATACGAGTCATAAGGAATCTCGTGATCATCTAGTACTTGTTCTAACTTGGCTTCCGCAACTACATCTTTCTTAGTTGTATAAAGCTCTATATTTACATCATTTATCTTGTGATACACCTTGTTATCAGCCATTAAATTTGCTGACCCATCCACAAGAAAACAGATATACGGTGGCGCTGGAACTGGATTACCTGGTGTTGCTATGAAATGCGAATAGGCCACAGGATAGCCTGTAGCTTCAAGAATTTTTATAAATTCTCCTAATGTTAATGTCATGATTCAATTGCCCTTTCAATACGTTTTGGCAATTCATCAATTACATACTCTTCAACGGGACGAATATGCACTTTCTCCGGTACTCGGCCACCACTAGCTTTCGCATGACCATTTTCTAAAAGATGCGTTAATTGCCCTTTTGTATTATGGATAACAACGGCTTTACCTACTTTTTTCTTACGCCAACCTTTACGATAACCACCTGTTTTTTTAGGGCTATTTTGTCTTAACTTACTTACAGCAATATCAGCTACATCTTCTTGTGCATTTGTTAACTCTTCTTCCACAACATTTGCATATCTTTGTAATTCTCTAGCAATCTCACTCGCAAAATCATTCATATTAAGTATGCTCCTTTGCGATAATAGTCAATGTTTGATACGTTTCATCATCATTCATTGGCGGTTCAATAATATCAAAGATACGACCTTTCATATTGATTCGCATTTCTTCTGTAATATCAGAAGCATAAGGAATCACAAAGCGATAAACCCGTGTAGCTTGCGAAGTAGAAGCTTCAATGTACTCGGAACCTTTCACCGTTTTTATCATTGACCAGGCTTTCTTTAATTCTTGCCAAGATGTTTGGATTACTTGGTTTAATTCATCTTTTATTATTACAGGCTGTTCAATGCTAATCCGATTTCTAAAATCACCTGTATTCAGTGGTTTTTTATACTGAAAAGGACGCATATTACTCACCGTCCAGTTTAATTTCTTCTAATGCTTTATCAATACCTAAACTATTAATCTGACTTGAAAAATTCTTGTCAAAATACTCTAATGCATCGTTATAAACATAACGAGAGCGTTCAAAGACTAATTCTTTGAACTCCTCGTCTTTATTTAAATCATAATTCCCACAAACCCTAATTAATACCTTGTTAGACGTAAAAAGGATGCGTTTTAAGTTATCATCTTCCTCATCTCCTAAGTGCATCCTCTCTTTAAATTCTTGCAATATTTCATCTGAAATTGTTGCGTTTCTCATTCACTTCACCCTTTATTTAGTTTTTGTTTCTGTAGATGGTGTAAATGAAATTTCTAAATCGTAAACAAGAGCCGCTTTATTATCTTTCGGTTTCCCATTAGCAAATTGTTTAATTGTATAAAGGGTAGCATCTTCGAAAGCTAATGTTTGATCAAATTCTTTTAGCTTGTATCCACCTGCGATTGCAGCAATATATTGTCCTTTTACAAAGAATAATGCTTTACCAACAGGAACTTCCTCACACTCGACAGGTTTAATGTTATAAGGCAATGCCATTACCCATTGACCTGTTGCGGTCTGGATTGTATTACGTGCTTGTACGCCAATCGCATCAATCGGGTTAACTACCATTACAATTTTATTTAATACTTTTCTGGATTTCCCTTTTGCATCAACAGATAAAGCTTTTACTACTTCATAAAGTTCGCCTGCTACAATTACCCCTTTATCAGACGGAGCAAATGTTAGTTTACCAGAAGATTTTTTATCAGTAACAGCGCCTGTTTCTGGATTTACATCTTTCATTAAACCAACTGGTTGATGTGCTACAGATCCGCCACCATTAATAAAGCCAAATTCTAGACCGACTGAATATGTTTCTACTAAAACAGTTCGAACATAACGTTCAATCCATTCCGGGCCAAGTTCCTTCATATCATTTGGAATTGCTGCAAATGCAGTTAATTTAAGTTGACCAATTTTTTCTTGTTTGAAGATAGCATCAATTTGCCCACGGATTTCCCCGAATAATTCGCCCCATACATACGCCTTCGTTGCATCAGAGTAAATAAACTTCGTAACTGCTCCTAAATCTTGCAAACCAATTTCAGCTAATAAGGGATGTTCTGTAACTAAATCTTCAAACACACGCTCTTGAGTCGTTACAGGAAGGATTGAGCCATCTGTAAATCCACCTTCTTTAACAACTGCATTGAAGAATTTTGTTTCTGCTGAAGTTAAAACATTTTGACCACGTTGCTGTAAAATTGAACGATCAAGCATATCGTTATTTACTTGTTCACGGACCGTATTTGCTACATCTGTTTGTAGTGCATCAAAGAAACCTTCAAACGCTGACGTTTGTTCTTGTTCTGTACTTTCCGCGTTAGTTAAAGTGTCCGTCAATTTTGCTTTTGCTTTATTAAATGCTTCAGATTTATTAAATTTAATCGTCATTATGTGTTTCCCCCAATTTTTATAATTTTAAAAGGAGCCCTTTAATCCCACTGTTTTTTACAGGTTTAGGATGCGGCTCCTTTGGTTCTTCTATATTGTTTTGTAAATCATTCAGGATTTCATTTTTTAATCCTGATAATGCTGCATTTAAATCTTCTTTTGTAATCCCTTGGCCTTTGTTCATTGTTCCATTTCTAAAGCCATCGATTACTTTCTGCGGAAGCATGGTGGCAGTAGCAGTTGAAGCTGTCATTTTAACCTGATTATCCATAAACATAATTTCATCCACAAAATTATTTTCTAATGCTTGTTGCGGCCTCATCCAAGTCTCTTCAGCCATCATATTAAGTAGTTCCTTTTCTGATTTACCGCTTTTAATGACATAAGCATTTACAATTGCTCTATCTGTTGTTTTCAACATTTCAGCTGCCTTTTCCATGTCACGATGATCTCCACCATTCCACATTGAAGCATTATGAATCATAATTTGTGCTGTAGGTGAAATTCGGACTTTATCACCAGCCATCGCAATAACAGAAGCTGCACTTGCAGCCAAACCAACAATTTGAACTTCCACATTACCAGGATAATTTTTTAATGCTGTATAAATTTCTGATCCTTCGTGCACATAACCACCAGGACTGTTAATCGATACAATTAAATCATCACCATTGGCATTAGTTAGTTCTTTTGAAATTTTACCTGGGCTTGCAGCATCCATTTCAAACCAATCATAAATCCAAGCTTCATCATTCGAAATAATTGGTCCTTTAACGTCAATTTTCACCGTCATTTGTATTCTCACCTCCTTCAGATTCAGTTAGTTTCGTATAGTTTTTCGTAATATGATGTGTATTTAAGTTAGGATCATCAGAAACTTCATATCCTACTTCTAATCGAATCTCATTCCCTGTAAATGCACTTGAAGAAATGAGTTTATCGATGCTTGTTGCAAGATCAAATATACTTTGATAAGAAACAGCTTTAACTTCAATTTTTTGACCTGAAAGATACTCTTCTTCTTCAAAAAATTTAACGTTTGCTTCATCAGAAATCTTTTTTAATAAAGGTTTCACTGTGAAAAGCATATAATTTTTCGTTTGCTTCTCAACGTCAGCCATTTCGCCATATATCAAAGCAGTTGGAATACCAAAAGCCATTGCTACTTGATTTAAGAAGCCATTTGTTACTTTATTAATTTCCTCCACACTCTGCCCAGAATTTGCTCCACCTGACGTTTCAGCATACTTAAAACCTGGTTGTTGTGGAATGATAGCGACATCTTTTTCTCCAATCGCTTTGTACATGTTATCAATGAACTCTTGCAGTTTTGATTGGTGTTCTTTGCTCTTTGCAGCGAGCATGTCCATATCAACTGTTCCGCGAATTTGATTCTTACGTTTTTGAGAACTTAATATTCTACCGAATAAATCACCATAATCAGTAAACAAACCATCGATAAGAGGTGATAACTTATCATTCCTGTATCTTAAATGAATGACTTCACTTTGTTTAAAACTTCTTTTAAACTGATAACCTTTTACAGTGACATTTGTAAAAGTATCTTCAAACACAGCATATTCGTTATGTTCAAAGTCATCAGCAATAAGTAGATCACCATCATCCGCTTGGATAATCAAAGCTTCATTATCATAAATAAGTTTGTAAATGAAACTCTCCCAAAAGGTACTTGCTGTCATATTCTTATTTGGTCTAACATTTAATCGGTAATAAAGCTCATCCTTTTCAAATTCTTCACCGTTTTTCACTCTGAATTCCGACTGACTTATTGTTCTTCCTAAAAAAGAAATACATGTATCAATCGCTAATCGCTTCATATGGACTCTATTTGCCTTTTCGATAAACATTTCCACATCAAACATAAATCCTACTTCACTATTTCTTTTAAATACTGCGTCCAACCATCCAATGATTATCACCCCCTTTATTAGAATTTAATACTGTCTAACATAAAGTCGAATTCATCCACAAGAATGTTATCCGCTTGCCATAATGCATGGATAAAGGCTTGGAATCCATCTGTTTTTCTCTTAAATTCATCTTTCTTCAAATATTCTTTGTTGCCGTCTTTTTTGATGTGGACGTAGACGTTATTGGTGTACCAACGCATTAATGGATTATCACCAAAAATAATACGATTGTTTGCAAATAACGTTTCTACCCTTGGCGCTAATAAAGAATGAATAGCTTTTGGGTTACGGATGTATAACAATATGAAACCTTCAGCTTCAAGTGCTGTTTTAACAAGATCAAGACGGAATGTATCAGCTACTATTGTGTTAAATCCGTATATCTCACGCATTTTTACAAACCAATCCACAATATGAGAGATATTAATAACCGGCTCATCCACAATAGTTAGTAAGCCATTTTCAGCCCATTCATAAATAGGCGCTTTTAATTTCACCTTGTCCAAGAATCCTTTACGTACAAATGAATGACCTTTCCATATATAATCTTCACCATGTTTAAATAGCAAGCCGACTGCTGCGAAGTCTTTGATGCTGGCGAAGTCGAGACCGCCTACAGCTACTTTGTGCTTTAAATCCGGAACTTCTCTCAGTGTTTCTCCATCTTCTTCAAAACCAGTACGCATGATTTCTTCCCATGAAGCTACAGACTTTGTTAAATCTACTTCCGGTATATTCATCCTTTTAGTCATGAAATTTTCTCTATTAGACGGATCGTTTTCTAGATTTTTATACTGACGCATAACTTTCTTAAACAATCCTCTAGCGTATTGACTCATTGGCTTACTAAACATCGGATTTGCTTTTTCCCACATATCAGGATTATCTACTTCTTCAGCGTTATCAAGCTTACAAATAAAAGGAAACAATCTATCTTCTTTTTCTTTCCCTTTCAGGATATTCATAGCTCGCTCTTTCATTTTGTCAAGATACCCCTCACGAACAAATCCATCTGTGGTAATAAAAAATTCCCTAGAGTTAGGAACTTTACCTAAACCGCTAGAGAACACTTCTACAACATCGCTATTTTCATATCTATGTATCTCATCGTAAATAACACACCCGTCCCTTAACGAGTCTTTACTCCCTGCATTAGACGTATGAAATTCAAAAGTTGAACGAGTAGCTTTATTTGTTATCAATTGTTTTGTTGATACAAATAACTCGTCTAATATTTCATGTTTTTTATTCTTTTCATAAACATCTATAAAAGAAGTTTTAGCCTGTCTTTCTGTATTAGCAACTACTGATACGTTGTAATGCTCAATACCGTGCAACTCGCTAATAAAGAAGTGTGTCAATGCACTAATCAATCCGTTTTTACCAGCACCCCTTGCCATCATCCAGAAGTGTTGATCAAAATAAACATCCTCATATTCATCAAACAAAAACACAAATGCTATTAAAAATTTCTGAAAGGAATTTAATTTGAAATGCCACTTTTCTATGAAAGTTACACATTTATGAATTAAATCCACATCAAAATGTAAATCATTACGGGTTAATATATCTTGCTTTAAATAATTTATAAGCATGATACGTTCTTTATTTAATACCACTGTTCCTATTTCATATAGTTCTATATATTCACTTACATACTTATGAACAATCATATTAAATCACTTGCCGAATATTTCTTAATTTCTTTTTTATTATTTCCTTCTGGCAACAAATCCGTTAGTTGTTTAATGACCCTTTGATATGATTGATCACGGGTATTATATAACCGGGCAACAGGTCGTTCTCTTTCATACGGCTCTGTTTTATCAGATTGTGAGAACATTTCATAGTCACCATTCTCAGATATATCCATCCACATCTCATTTAATAAAACTCGTAATCTTGCTGCCTGAATAATTAATCCTTCAACCACTTTTAACTTACTAGGTGGGATGTCTTTAAATAATCTTTTCAAACGATTTTTTTCTTTGTTAACTAGCACCTCACGCTCATCAATATCCGCCATAATATCACCTCGATTCAATCATATTTTCATACTGGGTAGGGGTCCTATACGAAATAACTTAAAAATCTGGAAAAACGACCCCCTCCTCCGGTGCCCCTTAGAGCATTTTTTGATGAAATATTTTAAGGGGGGGACTGTTTTCGAATCATTTTTACCACTTTTCATCGTGTTCCCATTTATTCTGTTTCTTTTTGAATGTTCTACCGTGTTCTTTATTGTGGCAATCCACACATACTGTTTCTAAATTGTTTATTTCTAACGCAAGTTCTGGATGATGTTCTAGTTCTTTTATATGATGGACAACGAGTTGTATCTTTTTACGCTTGGCACTCTCACTGTATTCATTATTGTCTGTTTGAACACGACCATTCCGTTTACATCCCTGACATTCATAGTTGTCACGCTTCTTTACTTGCTCGCGTATACTCTTCCACTCACCACTGTCATAGAACTTACGCTTCTCTTGTTTGGTTTTATATTCTTTCATCTGTCTTTACCCAGCGTGTTTGATTTCCTCTATCTCTTTCCAATAAATCTTTTATTGGTGTTTGCGTGAGATATTCTACAGAGTAAAACATCGGCTTCTGTTCATACAGCTTATAATACTTAAATCGATTAACATCAATCCCAACCTTCTTATACGCCTTCTCATTAGGCTTAAAGTATTTGATGTATGCTTTCTTATCGATGGGTATAAGACCAAGTGCAGCGATTCTACCATTTAAAAAGCTATCCAATTCCCCTCACTCCTTAACCAAAATAAAAAGCACCCGAATGGATGCTTAGATTAAACTTATTCATTATTACTTTCTCTACTTTCATCATCATCTTCTGATTTCGGGTCTAACATACTTCCTATATCAGGCGGCAAAGTTAACTCTATGCCAGCTACTGGCTGATTATCCTCATTAAAATAATACTTCTTCACCTTATTCAATTCTTTACTTTTCTTATTTTCACTCATATTACCCCGCCTTTTATGTATGATATTAAATACTTTACTTAATATGTACATCGAGAAAGATAATATGCTATTCTTTTAATCCTGACATTACTCATGCAATTTTTGCATAATGAAAGAGCAACCGTGCACCAGTTGCTCTTTCGTCAAAATCTTTTGTTATTACTATATAAATACGGTATTTATTCTTGTTTCAATCACTTAATACCGTTACATTCATTCACTCCCACAATATTAAGTAACTGGAAGAAGAGCAAAAGCCCTTCTCCATCTACATAATGTGAATTGCAATTGAATGTAAAAACAAGAAACAATTGTTCATCCAATCTACAACCACCGCCACCGGTCATGACGATCCATTTTCAATTATCAGGAATCTTGTGAGCGTTATTTTCCGCCACTACTCACAATACAAATATAACATGCTAATCCCAAAACAATCGGCACATTTACTGCCAAAAAGCGGTCATGACTCTGCCACTTATTTTAATTCGCTAATAACCTTTATTTCCTTAGACTACCTCACTGCAACAGCCATAAAGAATAGATTAAATTTTATTTTTGTTATTATGCTTGATCTGATTGTAGAACATGTAATGGAGGTGGAATAATCCAACCTTTTTTCTTATTCAGACGAAGCAATATAGCTCCAGCTTGTGCTTTTTTCATATGAAATTGACCAAACATCATTCCAACATCTTCTCGAAGAGATTGTCCCATAGCTTGACTACATGCTACTAGCCCAGCAGCAAGATCCATAGAAACTTTAGCTGCAATTTCCGCATCATTAATACGAGCACCAGGAGGAATCGTTTCAATAGATGCAACTGGTCTTTCTGGAGGTGCTGGTGGTAATGCAACTCCATTTAATTTTAATAAGTTTTTTAATTCTTCAACCTCTGATTGGATATCATTCTCTACAAGGTTTTCTAAAAATTTCTTTAAGTCCTCATCTCCTGTGTGGTTAATAAGAACTTGATATCCAGCAATTGTGCCTTGTGCTCCTGCAAGATAACTCCAAATCCCAAAGACTTCCCCGTAGTGCATTGGTTCATTTTGTGGATTTCCACTTAAAATACCCATAAAAATATTCCTCCTTAAAGAAATTAAACTTTTAGCAACAATACTTACTATAGAAAAAATTTTCCTAACCATGTTCTGGATTAAAGAAAATAAGTTCTTATAACTCATACGGAACACCTTACCCAAATATAGTAATTTTCCCTCATAGAATGTACCGTTACTAAAAATTTATTCTTATAAATAATAAATACATTTCAATTAACTTAATCCATTATTATAAGTACTTTTAATAATAAAAATTAAAGATGTTTATCATAATTTCAATTCAAATGGTTTTATATATTTTCAAACGAATATTGTCTAAAGAAACTGGAGACATTACTGAATATGAAAGGAGGGAAAACTATGAAGAAAAAATTCTCATCTATTTTAAGTGCTCTATTACTAACTATTATGGTTTTTGGTACCAATGTTCATGCTGAATACGATGGAAATAATATGGATAGAGTTAATAATAATAATAATATTACAACTCGAGTTAATGACAATAACATGAATAGAGTTAATAATGATACTAGAACTCGAAATGTGAATACAACAAATGATTTGAACAATGATCGTGATGATAATAATAATTGGGCGTGGCTTGGTTTATTAGGACTAGCAGGTTTATTTGGTCTTAGAAGAAAAGAAAAAGAACCAGAAAGACGTTAATATAGAACATTGTATTTAAAAGATACTTACTTATCAAAAGAATGCAAAATGAATAAACTATGAATCGCCTTTAATGAGGCGATTTTTTATTTTTTCAAAATCAATAACAACTACATAAAAATGGATACTATTAATTGGAAACAATGAATTTCTTAACTTGATGATAATGAAGCTTTACGTCCATTTGATAAACTGTGCTTTTGTTTTATGCCGTTGCTTCACTTACCCATATCTTATATTGTGTGTAACTGAGCCATACGCCACAGTCCTTGATATCATTGATTTAATTTAACTTTCTCTTTTGAGTTACACAGTACGAAATTTATGAGTAACTGTATAACGGTGCCTCTAATTGAAATTATATAAGCAAAAACAGCAAAAGAATGTTTAGCTGTTTTTGCTTTCTTTTTTATTCCCTTAACTATTTTTGAATAGAATCTTAAACTTCTCAAATAATTAAAAAAAGATGACTTCTATATTTAACAAAAGTCATCTTTTACTATTTTATTAATATCTACATTACTTGATATTAAAATTATTTCGCTATTTTATCATTTACTTTCGAAAGTGTTTCCTCGTTTAAATTACTGTGTTTCATTGAATATATGAAATATATTAAAGTACCAATTGCTATCCAAACACTGAAGTACACCCATGTTCTTAATGGTAAATTTAGCATTAAAAATACACAACTTACAATTGAAATGATTGGTAATACAGGTACAAACGGTACCATAAAACCTCGTTTTAAATTTGGATGTGTCTTACGTAGTATAATAACTGATACACCAACCAATGCGAACGTTACCAAACCGCCAATATTAACTAAATTTGCTAACTCTTTTAAATCAATAAATCCAGCTATTAAAGAGCTTCCTATTCCCGCCAATCCAATTGTAAAAGTTGGCGCTCCAGTCTGTTTATTAATCTTCGCAAGTGATTTTGGTAATAGTCCATCGCGACTCATAGCAAAGAATACACGTGTTGCTGCGTACATAGTTGAGAAAATAACAGCCATAAGACCAATTACTGCTCCTACAGCAATTATACCAGCAACTTTATCTTGTCCTACGACTTCCATTACATAAGCCATTGCTTCAGGTACATTTAATTCTTTATAGGAAACCATACCTGTCATAACAAGGCACACTATAACGTATATGATTGTACATATAATTAATGATACAATAATACCAATGGGAAGGTTTCGTTGCGGATCTTTTACTTCTTCTGCTGAAGTTGCCAGTATATCAAACCCCATAAAAGCAAAAAAGACGGCTGCTCCACCAGCTAAAACGCCATTTAAACCGTATGGTGTAAACGGTACCCAGTTCTCTGGTTTTACATAGAATACACCAACTACAATAAATAATATAACCATTCCAATTTTAATTAACACCATTATGTTATTGATACGTTTACTTTCTTTCGTACCACGTGATAACATCCATGTAATAATTAGTGTAATGACAACTGCTGGTAGATTCATAATACCACCTTGCGATGGAATCGATACCAGTGATTTGGGTATCTCTAATCCCAATCCACTTATTAAATTGTGGAAATATCCTGTCCATCCACTAGCAACCGCTGCTGTAGCCACGATATAAATTGAGAGTAGCGTCCAACCCACTAAATGTGCCACAAACTCACCAATCGTCGCATAAGAGTACGTATATACACTACCTGAAGTCGGAAGTGCAGAAGCAATTTCTGCGTAACATAAAGCGATAAATCCACATACTATTGCTGCAAGTACAAATGAAAAAATAACTGCAGGACCAGCATCTCTTGCTGCTACTAATCCGGTTAACACAAGAACTCCCGTTCCAATTATGGAACCTATTCCTAACATAATTAAATCAAATAATCCTAATGTCTTTGTTAAATTCTTACTCTTATTATGATCTAATAGTTGTGTTACAGATTTTTTTTTAAATAGCTTCCCCATATCTCCTGTATCTCCTTCAAAAAATAAGTTATGTTTTTCTATTACTTGTGTTATACATAATTTTGTCTTGGTGTGAGCTAATTTAAAAAGACTAACTTTTAGGGTTGTGTTACGCGAAAGATTTAATAGCATCTTTTCTCCGAATCTTCATAGAGATTAATTCTATAAACCCTGATTCATATTGCATATTTACTTTATTACCTATCTAATTCATACAGAAAGTACCCCAAAAACGTATTTAACATTCTTGTTTTTCTGAAAATTGATAACGCATTTATTTTGTCGTATTTCGTCGAATTATATGAATTATTCTAATTAAAGGTGTATTGTTTGTAAAGTATTATTTTTTAGAAATCTTATACAATAATAATAAGCTTAGGCGAACTCAGCTCTCTTTTAAATTTCGCTTCTCATAAATCGTTTTAATTGTTATAATTTTCTTAAATTGATTAAACTCTATTATAATAAGTACCTCATTATAATAGAGAAATGCATAGATTTTATATCAAGAGTTAGATCTAAATATTATTTAAATTTATACATTAAAAATTAAATACAAGGAGGCTTACTTAATGAGTTCGCAAGATTCATCCTTATTATCTATTTTAGGAAAGCTATTTACCTCACTTGATGTTTTACTTTTTTCAATAGCAACTTTACTTATATTCATTACGTTTACTTATCTATATAATCAAAAATTCCCAAATCACAAATATCCTGCTTTGCTAGAATTTCTTTCTTTTATTGCATAGTTAATCATTTCAATCCTTCAAATTATCATTATCAGTAGCAAGGAAAAGGGAGGTAACCGTACTCTCACCAAGGAACCTTCTTTTTTGTTCTATACTCTTAGATTTAAAAAGAAATAAGCAATGATTAGATTTTAAACCTAGTCATTGCTTTATCCATTGCATCTTGGTTAACACCTATATAGCGTAACGTGACCTTCTCTGACGAGTGATTGAATATCTCCATGAGTAATGCTATGTTTTTTGTTTGCATGTACATGTGATACCCGTATGTTTTTCTTAACGTATGTGTTCCTATTTCATCTAACCCGAAATCTGCCGCTGCTCCGCTTAATATCTTATATGCCATGCTACGACCAATTGGACGATTCTTACCTTGTCTGCTTTGCAATAAATACTCATTGTCTTCTCTTTCTACAATAAACCATTTAAGCTCTCTTTTCAGTGCTGCAGTAATTTGTATTCGCTTCTGTTTCCCTGTTTTCTTTTCCCGCATAGATATATGACTACCTTTGACATCTCCTACTTTCAATTTCAAAATGTCCGAGATTCTCAATCCTGTATTAATACCCATAATGAAGAGAATGTAATTACGTAAGCTCTTTTCCTTAAAATACTCTTTTAACTGCTGTATTTGCTCTGGGTCACGTATTGGTTGAACAAAATTCATTATTCATTACCTCCACTTTCTTCTGCCTCATATACTTCTAATCTGAGAGCAAAAGCTAATTTATAAAAAGCATTAGATTTATTTCGTCTATACGTACGCTCACTCATACCAATTTCGTTATAAACCATATAATCAAAGACTTCTTCATCTTCTAAATATCTTTTTACAATAATATCCCTTTGATTTTTACTAAAACGACTTAACGCCTTATCAACTTGAAAAGACAAACGTTGTAATTTCACTTCTCTTTCACTCATAGCAACATTTGCTAAAGCAATATCTTCAGCTGGCTTCCCTGCTATATTTGTTGGACCGTGATATCTTACCTCGCTAGATGCTGTAACCTTCATCTCATGTCTAATCATCCCAAATTGTCTATAAATACGAACATTTTCAAGAATCTCTTCTAAACGAGCCTGAGTTGCTTTGCGATCAATTTTAGGTAAGAAAGTTAATTGCGTCATATATATAAACACTCCTTATATATTTTGTTAATAAAAACAAAAAAGCGGACACCAACTACAGAGCAATATCAATAATGCTCATCATAGTTCAGTGTCCGCTGGTTCTTCCAGTAGGACTAAATGTGTAATTTGGATTATTATATCATTTTCTCATATTTTAGTAACCTTTTATTAGAAAAGGATTATTTTGTTCAAATTCTAGATAAATGTTAATATTCTTCATAAAGAAGGTCTTACTGATGAAAAAGATTTTTTGACATTTTCATAGCAATTTTCCTTTTAATAATTTTATATTTTGTTGGTACATCACTTTTTTTGAACCAGCCTTAAATTAAAACAAACAATAAATTACCACTATGATTATTTAATAAACATTCCGTCAATAATGTAGTTAGGCAATAGCCTGAACTCATTTAATGAATCCCTAACCTTTCTCCGATCCCCACGGAGAACCAGCCAAGCAGTTAGCTTTTGCTAGCTGCTCTTTTATTGAATAAATTTCTAAAATATGTTAACAATATAGATACACCAAGGTTGAATACGAATGACCATTAGGCTCTTCTTATTCACTATGCAGTTAGCTTTTGCTAACTGCTTTTTTATTGCGTTCCGACTCTTGCTTCTTAAAGAATTCTTTAACCGCGTTTTCTCAATAAATGCACATTATCCATCCCCCTTGAATAAATCCATAAACCTTGTCCATACTATAAATACACTTGAGTTCTGAACTTCCTTCTTAACGTTTTTTTCTGAGAGCAGTTAGCTTTTGCTAGCTGCTTTTTGTACTGAGTTAATAAAATCTTGTTCTTATTTCTTTTTTTACACCATATACTTCTAACGTAGACTCAGCTCAAAGTGTTACCTCCTATCTTAAAGAGCACTTATGCATGGTGCTCTTTTTTAGTTTCCTTTTTTCTACAAAATGAAATTTTTGTTTAGTTTTCTTACTTGCATAATATTTTGATATTTGTTTATACTATAGTTGTAACTTTTTGTTACAACATATATCCGTATCGATTGTAACTTCTAAAATTGCACAACGAAGCAGTTAGCTATTTCGGCTAGCTGCTTTGTTGTTTAAAATGAAGTTTTTATTTAACTTTCTTGCATAACATTTTCACTTCTACTCATACTATAGTTGTAACCTTAAGTTACAATGTATTGTGGGTATTGTTCTTGTTGGACGATAAAGCAGTTAGTTCATTGAGCTAGCTGCTTTATCATTTTAATAAACATCAACATTTACTCAGTACAAAATAGCGTTTTGGTTATAAACTCATCTTTTTAATTGCCTTACATTGAAACTCTTGTATATGGTAAAATATAGTAGATTCATATTTTAAGGAGGTTTTAATATGCCACACGAAGTTTGGCTGCCTATTCTCCTAGCAATATTCGTTGTATTTTTCCTTGATAAAGAGGAAAAACACAAACAATAACTTTATTTCTTTGTTCCAGCTTAAATATATGTACGCAGTATTTAAGCTGGTATTTTTTCAAATAACGATTTTGTTTTAAATCCTTACATTCCTAAAAAACATACATACAGTATCATGAGGTATTCTTTTTTATTTTTCTTAAGGAGCGCTTTAAAAAGCGCTCTTTAGTTTTTAAATAAAGATTTTGTTTTACTTTTGCTAGCTACCCTTCCCTTGTATAAATGCACCTTTTTTACATACGATATTAAAATCCAAATAACCCTCTTTTAGGACGGTACTAATATGAACAAGACATTAAAATACATTTTAATCTTCTTTTGTGCGGTATTTTATATTGTAATTATGGGCTCGATTGTCTATCTAAACTTTGTTTAAGAGCATTTTATTTCTCCAAGTAAGAAATTAATCTAAGATCGAACATAAGTATTTATAATTAGGCATAAGGAGCGCTCTACAAGGCGCTCTTTAACTTTAAAATAAGGATTTTGTTTAAAACTCATTAACCTTATTGATTCCTTTGCATACATTACAATCACAAGGAATTCTACAGGTTTCCCTAGGCCAGTTACCTTGTATTCCTTGCACACCTTAAGGGAAGAATCCGTTTATAACAAACGGGTTCTTTTATTTTTTATTCAATAAGAATTTTGTTTTAAATGTATTCACTCTTTATTTTCAACTTCCATATACTTATACGGACTATAGAAAATACACAATATAGTTCCTGGTCAAAGAGCGCCATACGCCCTACTGGTGCTCTTTTCTATTCAAATAACTATTTTGATCATATCCTTTTGGGACATACATATACTAAGGTATACGATATGCGAAAATATTCGCGTGGCCCTCTTGTAGGGCTCTTTTATTTTTATTTGGTACAAAATAACGCTTTGGTTTATTTAAAACTAATTAACTATTATTTGAAAAATCGGAAACAATTATCTGATGTTTTTTCTAAATACTCGTGATATTATTTTGTTGCTGGTGTTCACCATCCCAAGAACTCAGCATCTGTATCCAAAACCTGTACTCTGTATATAATGAGAGTACAGGTTTTATTTATAGATTTATCCCTCAATCATTTCTGTATATTTGTATAAAATTCAAATTTGATTATAATAACTGTGTTTTTCGTTCTTCCATACGAATTACTTTTCCACTTTGATATACAAATGATTGTTCCCCATAGCCACCTTGAGGTGGTTCTATTAGTTGGACCTGACCATTTTTAACAACATATATTCCGTTTATTTTCAAATCTATTTCAGCTGTCATTTCAACAAGATTTTCTTTTCTAATTCCCACCAAGATCACTCCCGTATGTTATAATTACTTTGTCGAAGTAAGTTGAGAGTGATCTCAGCTTTTTTTATTTGTCTATAGATATTGCACAACATTTTCTGGAACAAATGCTTGTTCAAGTGATAAATGAAGCCGTATTGGAATCGGCTTTTTTTCATTCCTTGCTTGCTTACACATTTTTTCGGCCTCTTCCCATACAAATTGTTTATCCTCCGCTCGTTTATAACGCCAAATTCCAATTGTGTAATCTTCAAATAACTCATAACGTTCATCAGGCGCTGTCGTTGGTTTTAATTCATCAATTGCTTTGGCTTGGCGTGGTATTTGCACTACCACATCTGTATACCTTAATTTTGAATTCAAACGGTGAATATGAGCTTTCTTAGGATCAAATGATACAACTGGCTCCACGTCAAAAATTGTTAATTGCTTTGGCATTGTTTTTCCCCTCCAATACCTGCAAGCTTGCAATTAAAAGTCCTTCAAGCTGCGTTAACGTTAGTTGATCTAATGTTTGTCCATTAATTTCAGTTAATCCTAACCCTAATAATTTACGAATGATTATTAGTTTTCTACGTTCTACTTCCTGACGTAACAACATGATTAAGCCTCCTGTCGATGATTGAACTTTCTCTCTAAATTTACAAACTTACTAAATTCTTTAATGAATGCTAGTTCAACAACACCAACTGGACCATTTCGCTGTTTCGCTAAAATAATTTCCGTTATGTTTTTATTTTCTGTCTCGCGGTCATAGTAATCCTCACGGTATAAGAATGCTATTAAATCCGCATCTTGCTCAATTTGACCATTCTCACGTAAATCTGATAACAATGGTCTCTTATCTTGTCTACTTTCTACAGCACGACTTAACTGTGATAATGCAACTACACATACATTTAGCTCTCTTGCCATCAGTTTTAACTTACGACTAATCTCACCGATTTCTTGCATGCGGTTCCCTCTATGCTTTGGATCCCCTACAATAAGCTGCAAGTAATCAATTGCAATTAAAACCTTTTTATCAGGATACTTACGCTTTAATTTCCTAGCCTTTGCATAAATCTCTTGCATCGTTACATTTGCTTTATCGTAAATTTCTAATGGCAAATCATTAATTAATCCCATCGCTTGACTAATTTTTTCCCAATCCTTTAAATTACATAGCTTCTTAGGATTCTTTAATTTCGTAGCGTCAATATTTCCAGTACTTGAAATCATCCTCTTAAGTAGCTGTTCCTCCCCCATCTCGAGCGAGAAGATTCCTGTTGCTGTATTAGCGCTTGCTGCATGAAAAGCAACGTTTAATACGAATGCTGTTTTCCCCATTGAAGGTCGGGCCCCAACAATAATTAAATCACCTTCTTGTAACCCTGCTGTCATTCTGTTCAGGTCATCATAACCAGTTGGTATACCGGTTAAATCTCCTACATCAATTTGCATGTTCTTATACAAATCAACAAGCGTATCTTTCAAGTTAAATTCATCTGAGTAACCCGTTTCTTCAATGGCAGTTAATTCATCAATTGATGTACTAATAGCACTCATATCCCTATCTTGCTGAAGGCGGTTATATAAATTACCAGCAACCTCCTGAGCATGTTGCATTTTCCAAGCTTCGATAACTAAGCCTTCGTGATACGAGAAATTTTTAGTAGTCGTAACAACTTCTGTTAAGTTTACAAAGAATTCAATTCCGCCAATTTGATGCATAAAGCTTTCATCGAATTTTCCAATGAGAGCAACAAGATCTATGGGAACCTCAGCATCCTCTAATTCTCTCATTGCCCTGAAAATCACTTGGTGCGTTGGTAAAGAAAACTGTTTTACCTTTAGCTGACAATCTTTAATTAAATCGCCTTCTTGGATTATGCTACCTAAAACACTTTGTTCAGCTTCAACATTACGAATCATATCGTTACTCATTTAGCCAACCACGCATTCTGTTGGTTAAGTACTGCAAGTTCTTCTTCTGTTGGAATGTTCTGCTCCCATGCTTGTTGCTGCTGTATTACGTTTTTAGTAGTTTCCGATAAGCCTTTTTGTTGATAAGGTGCTTGTGTTTGTTGCTGAGCTTTTGGTAATCGCTGAGCACGAAATGCTTTATCAGCTGCCTCAACATCAGCTACTGTTTTAAATCCTTTAAGATGCCAATCTCTTAAAATCGTATTTACGTAAGACATATTTCTCGTATTCTTCTCTAAAGCAATCTCCATAGCCTTAATAACTAGCTCTGCATTTAAATCATCTATCCAAGCATAAATACCATCTGCGATAAAAGGTGTAATGAATCCGAAGTTTTGTTCGTAAAAAGAAATTGGATTAACCTCAACAACTTCTTCCGCGCCTGCGCGTTCTTCTTGTTGTTGTTGTTGTTCTTTTTCTTCTTCTTTTTCTTTTTCTTCTTCCTTGCTAGGGTCTTGGAAGCCCCTTATAAGCCCCTCCAAACGGACTGATAAATACTCCTTAATACGAGGGATTTTAAAATCTTGTTCTCGTTCTAATTGCAAGCAAGTTTCATAGAAATCAACTAAAAAATCCTGGTCCTTCACAGATTGAATCTCTTTTAAGACACACTTTTCAATGTTTACATTTTTAATTGGATTGAATTTTAACCAGTTGATTAAGAACAGCTCTTTTGTTTTTTGGTTGTAATTAATTTTTCCGTACTCAGCAAAACGTTCTAATAGCTTCATAACAGTTTCACGATTATATCCTGTATCAGTTTCAATGATACGAAGTGGAAGCTCATAGATTCCTGATTGAGACGTCTTACTGTTTGTCATCAAATATAAGTAGAAATACTTCTCCTCTGGTGTAAGATCTAAAACAAATGAATCCTGCCAAAATGAAACGTGTACTGGTCTATAAACTGCCATATTATTCATCCTTCCGTTTACATATCGCGAATCCGTCCTCTACACGTAATAAGCGATAATTCTTGTATTCTATTTTGAGATATTGTTTTACTAAGTAAATTAGGTGTTGCTCTGATGTTGCTTGTTGAAACACTTTAGGGTTCAGCAACACTCTATGTAACGATTTGTCTAAAAGCATGTAGCACACTCCGTTGTTATACGAATGCTAATTTGATATAATTAATCCTAAGATCTTTTGCAAGACCGTTTGTCTATCACTCTGCCAAGTGATAGATCTTTTTATTTTCTCCGTGTTACTAACGAAACGTTAACTCCTCTTGCTCTTAAATCTTTAATCACTACGCGATAACTCAACGATGCCTCATGTTCCTCTTTTGTATCACGAAGCATTTTAAATTCCCTTATACATCGCTCCAGCTCTTCTTCCCAGTGATTTGATTCTTCGGTTGATTCTGCATTAAACATGTTATAAATACATTCACTCATACAGTTACGAAGTTTATTCGCAAATGAAAAATCTCCTGGAAGAACTAGATCATGAAGACAATTGTTTTTATCATTCATGAATTACATCTCCTTTCTAATTAAATTAATGCTGTACGCATCGTTACAACCAGAAAGGAACATTGTAGGGGTATGGGAGGAACAATCACTTTCTGGTCATAACGACAAGCACAGTGGCTTGTCCAAATGATTTATATAATGTTATAATTGCTTTAGGATATTTTTCAGAGCTACTGTTGTCTAGGCGGTAGCTTTTTCTTTTGCCCATTTATGTTTCAAAATAAATGATGCTTCGATAATCTTGATTCGAATCCCCAATAATTTCTTCTCTTGCTTTAACTCAACTGTTTTTGAATCCTCATTGAGTAATTCTGCTATTTTAATTTCACCAGTTAGTTTTGCATCATAGCGAATTAATTCCTTATATTCTTTTAGACTCGGTTTCTTATAATCTACTGTCATTTTCCTTCCTCCCTCAAAGCACCTTTGTTAAATTCATTAAGCTATCCACCGATTGAATAATAACGTTCTCCGCCATAGCCTTTTGCAACCAACTTCTTTGTATTTGTTCCATAATGCCAAAATGAACTTGTTCAAGAGCTTGGACTACACATTGAGTAGCTTGGATTGTATCGAATATTTCTTTTGCATGAACTGCGTATTCATGTTTCTTCTTTTCATCATGCTTCCATGACCTTGTTGTAACTTGTAAGTTCATAATTTCTTTCGCTGCCGCAATTCCCTCTTCAGCTTGTTTAATGTAGTTCATCAATTGTAGATTTACATCTTGAGTTAAACGTGGATCTGTAGGTGGTAACCCAACACCATAAATATGTTTAATCGCTTGTTGATTTAACTTTGCTCCTGTTGCATGGCACCAATCCATCGCAAGTTCAAATTCTGGTTTAGAAAGTCCAGATTCAATACGGGTTAATCGTTCATGTGTAATACCAAGGTACTTAGATAACCCTTTCTTTGTTTTCAGCTGAACATTGTCACAACATTCTCTAGCATTCTGTAATAATTCTCCTATCGATGAATTGCAGTATATGCTTGTTCCCATATCTGTTCGCCTCCATATTTAGTTTTCAAATGGTTACAATGAACTTAGCACATATGTAACTTGTCTACTTTTCGTATAAAAAGAGAGGAACTATTCCTCAACGTTTGCTTTTACTTGTATCTCTTTGATGATGGCCCAACCAGCCTTGTAATATGCTTGACGGATTTTATCAATATCCTTTTGTGATTTTGGCTCAGGAGCCACAACATGGACTTTCGTTTTTCCAAATTCATAAGTCGCCGCATATTCTTCTTGTTGGCTCATGGTGTCACCTCTTGAAGTGCTTTTTATATGTTTATGCGACGGCTCTGTTGGTACTGCCATGTTAGTTGATGGCATTTTCTCACCCCCGAGGAAACGTTTTGTTTCCTTTTTAATTAAAAAAAGATAATCAATTGTGGTTTTATAAAAATCAGCTATTCTTTTGGCTAATTCTAATGAAGGTGTCCTATCACCACGCTCGATTGCTCCTAGCATTTGAGGAGTGATCTCTAGCTTCCTTGCTACAACTAACCTTGATTGACCATTTCTAAACTCAATCATCTTATTTCTTTTTTTATCCACTATTTCACCCCCTAAAGAAACATTTTGTTTCCTTATACTCTATAATATAAAGAAACAAATCGTTTCTGTCAATATTTATTAGAAACTTTTTGTTTCTTTTATGGATTTAGAAACTAAACGTTTCTATAATTAAGAAAAAAGCACCTATTCTTATTTAGTAAAGAAAGAAGGAAGAATTTATGCTTGGAAAAAAGATTTCGGAACTTAGGAAAAAGCAAAAATTAAGTCAATATGAACTTGCTGATCGTTTGGGCTTTTCAAGAGGAAAATTAGCTAATTATGAGCAAGGTCAGCGTGAACCAGATTATGATACTTTAAAGAAAATCGCAGACTTTTTTGAAGTATCAACAGATTATTTGCTAGATAGAACACAAACAAAAGAAATGGTATCTAATAATTCATCTAATTTATCAATTAAAGAAGAACGCGATATTGCACGTGACTTAGAAAAGACTTTAGAGGATTTAGAAAACAGTGAGGATGCCCTTATGTTCGATGGTGAACCTATCGATGAACATACAAAGGAAATGATTCGTATCTCTCTTGAAAATTCTATGCGCATGGCAAAACAACTTGCCAAGCAAAAATTCACTCCAGACAAGTATAAGAAATAATGAATGGAGCGAAAAATGGACATTAAAGAATACACACGCAAAATTGTAGAAAAGCACACAACAACAAATCCATTTGAAATTGCAAAACGAAAAAATATTATAGTGTTGTTTGAAGACCTTGGGAATACTCTTGGTTTTTACAACACATATAAACGCATTAAATTCATACATATCAATAATAGAATAGATGAAATTACTCAACGCTTTGTTTGTGCTCATGAACTAGGGCACGCTTTATTACATCCTAAAGCAAATACTCCATTTTTAAGAAATAAAACTCTGTTTTCTGTAGATCGACTAGAGATTGAAGCAAATACTTTTGCAGTAGAGTTATTACTTACTGATGAAATGATTTCTGCTTATGAAGATACTCATTTATCTCTTCAAGAAGTTGCGGAGATTTATGGGGTTCCTGGTGGATTTGCTTGTCTAAAAACATATTAG